ACCTGCACTGGTTTGGAATGTATAACTATCACTTTTGAATGTAGTAGCGGTTGTGCTTGTGCTGATACGAGTAGTTAATGCACCCAATACACCACCTGAACTATTGGCTCTAGTATCTAATGTCAATGTGCTGCCACCCGCTGTAGCTGTAAAGTCTTCAGTGGCTGTAGCAGTAACGCGGGCAGTTAAGTTTGAAGTTGCGGTGTCAGCACCATAACTATTAGCACCGCTGGTTTTAGTTCCCCAGATAACCATCTGTCCAGCGATGTCACCTGTTTTAATTGGTTGTCTGCGACCTGGAATACCACTTTGGCGATTACCGACAATGTTAAATGAGTTAGTGGCTAATAGTGTGTAGTTGTCAGGACCTGTGACCATGGTAGTTGATGCCACTGTTTGACTTGTTGAAACTGTATAAGTTCCAGTGTTACCAGTGCCTGTTCCTAGGGCAGTAATTCTGGTTAGTTGACTTACACCTGATCCATATACTTGTTGTCCCACTGATAATATGCCGCTGGTTACACCGGTTACCGTCATAGTAGTTCCTGTAATATCCGCTGTGAATGTAGCAGTATCTTGTTCAGTAACACCAGCAACAGTTAAAAGATTATTTGGAAACGCTGATGCTGTTCTACCATGTCCTTGATATCTTGTATTACCGTCACTGCTGACTAAAATATTACCTGCAGTGGCATCACCAAAGCCCATGTTAGCGGTGCCTGGTTGAGTAATAGTTACACCACTGACCGTAGTTGTGCCTGGATTACTTCCCCAACTGTTGTTAAACCAAGTAGCCATACCACCTGAGTTCATTTTAATACCTGGAGGACAACTTTGAATAACCATTCTAGCACCAGCATTCTTAGTGCCTTTGCCTGTGAATGATCCAGGACTGGCACTTGTAAATAACGCTTGACTTACACCAACAGTATAAGTGCCAGTGCCACCAGTGCCAGTGCCATAAGCAAGAATTTGTGTGCCTGCTCCAATACCTGTAGCATCTAACAATAAACCAGGGTGAACATTGCTGCCACTAGTAACTGTTAAAGTTGTGCTGGCACCTCCTGTGCCGTTGCCAATATAACCACTAAAACTAGCAGTATCATTTTGCCAAGTTTCTGTGGCTAGAAAACCAAATAAGTTTGGTGTTAGTCCAATACCAGTTTCGCTGGTAAAGTCGGCACCTTGATATCCACCAAAACGCATAGTAGCATAACTGCTAGTCAATGCTGGACTAAAACTTGTGCCAGTGCTGGCTGGTAATCCTCGTTTTGCTTCTACCCATAATGTTGGCTGTGCCTGTGTTGCTGCCACACCACCTGGACGATTTTGTCCGTATTCACGCATATGAATTTCGCCAAGTTGGTTAGCAGTGGTATTATCTACATATAAACTTGCAGGTTTTACACCCTGTCCTGAAATAATAATGCTGTTAACTGAACCAGTGCTGTCTAATGCTTGACCACCAAGTGCCGCTGTTTTTGGAACAGATAAACCAGCGCCAATTGTAACATTTTGTCCGCTTAATGTAACAGCAATATCACCTAATGGGAAAGCACTACCACCACTACTGCGAATTTTATTACCAGTAATTGTTAATTCACCATCAACTTTGACATTAACATCATTAAATGTTAAAGCAGATAAACCAGTGCTAGATTTAATATTGTTGCCATTTACACGAAGATCGCCACCAACAACTACATCACCAGTGCCATTTGGTGCTAGTGTAATATTGCCATTAGTACCTTGTCCTAATGTTATACTGCCGCTGTTTGTTCCATCATTGGTTTGTAAAAACAAATCATAGGCACCACGACTAGTAATTGTGCCACTACTACTGCCAGTGCCTATACTAACAGCATCTGCTTGTAATTGAATATCACCAGAGCCATTGGTAATAAGAGTAACGGTGCCATTGGTATTTGTGCTGGTAATAGCATTACCGCTGATATTTAAATTGTCTACGTTTAATTGACTACTAACAGTGATAATACCTGTGCTATCAGCGATAACGGCGGCTGCTGTGCCATCCTTGGCTTTGATGTTAGTAACTTCTAAGTTAGTAGTGTCTACTGTAGTAACGCTGATGTCATCAGCTACTAAACTATTGTTAATTGTAGTTGTGCCAGTGTTAGCACCAATGCTGATTGTGGTAGCGGCTCCAAATGCGTTGACAGTTGTTGCTACAGTATTGAATAATGCTTGTGTTGTATTAGCACCTACAATAGTTGGACTGTTAATTGTAGTTGTGCCAGTGTTAGCACCAATGCCTAATGTTGTGGCTGCTCCAAATGCGTTTACCGTTGTTGCTACAGTATTGAATACTGCTTGTGTTGTATTAGCACCAACTATTTCTGGTGGTTTAATTTGAACACGACCAGCAAGTGTACTACCTAAATTAACTTCTGTGGTAGCACCATTACCTATGTTGACTGTTGTGGCATTTGTGTTAAACAAATTACCTTGTACTGATGTAGTAGTAACATTACCACCATTTACGGCAATATTACCTGTGGTGACAATATCACCAGTAGTGCCATCTACTGTGGCCACGGTATCGCCTACTGCGAGACCAAATTTAACTTTGAATAATTCGTTTGACATAATTCACACAATCCTTATGTTAGTGATGTTCTTACAACACTGAATACCGTGCTAGTTGCACTTGTTGGGGTTATTCTTAATCTTAAACTTCCACTGCTGACATCAGCAGTAAAGTCGGCCAATGATGTAGTGTTATACATTTCAGCATAGGTAGTTAACAAAGCTGTAGTAGCATCTACTCGCAATGCTGTAAAATTTAAACAATGAACATTGGCGCCTTGAATAATATTGACTAAACCAGTCATTGCGTTTCTAGTTGTGGTCATCAATGTAACTGTGCTAGTTGATGTTGTTGTTAATGTGCTACTATCAATACTAGCTCGTTGATCTATTGATATTGATTCAGCGTCAAGGTTTCCGCGGATAATAGCATTGCCAATAACATCTAATGCTTCCGCTGGTGCGGTGTTAAAGATACCAACATAACCATTAGTACCTACAAACAAATCAGTGACGCTGTTATTGATTACACTAAATTGACCAGTAACTGTGGTTGAATCTATAAGGTAATCATTGCCAAGAATTGATGTGCCACGAACTGTTAAATTACTATTGATATTTGCTTCACCTTGAACATCTAATGTATATCCAGGTGTGCTGGTGTTAACACCCAAACGTCCGGTGCTAAACCATTGATTTGCTGTATCAAATTGTAGTCTGTTTACTGCGTTGTAGTTAAAACTTAATAAATCATCTCCGCCATTATTTGTTATAATAAAACTGCGTTCATTGTTAGTCATGGCAAACTGTGTTATTGCATCTGCACCATTGTCAATGTGTAGTTCGTATTGTGGATTTGTGTTGTTAATACCAACTCTGTTATTTGTAGCATTTACATACAATGTGCCACTGTCAACTGTTAAACTACCTGGTAATGTTGCCAATGCTGTGGTAAAACTTGCTGCCGTTACAAATGGTCCTGCGGTGTTATTATTGATGTTTGTATTAAGACTAATTTCCGGAGCGGCTGCATCCCATGTAGCGGCTATACTGGCTATTTGATTTGTTGCCTGTGTATTGCTGTCTAATTGAAAACTAAGTGCAACTCCATCACCAGTGGTATAAGTTGAAGTTGTATAATCTTTACGCATTATCACAACACTGTTAGCACCGGCTGTACTATTTTCATAAACGGCTGTCAAACGATTAGCTGCCGCACTGGCTGAAATAGTGCTGTTAGCAGTCCAAGCTGAACCATCCCAATATAATACTTGGCCACGGGCTGTGCCGTTGGGAATATCATCTGCTGTTGTGCTGATTGTAATTGTGTTAGCATCAGTTCTGCTAACTGTGACATTTGTTCCACCGGCAAATTTAACACTGTCAGTGGTACTACTACCAACCAATGTTAAGTTGGCACCACCTGTGGTAGTGTCTGCTTGAATAGCATAACTGCTTAATGAAGTAACGTTTTGAAATGTAAGATTACCATTACCGTCTGTGACTATAACTTGATTGGTTGTGCCATCACTGGTAGGTAATATGTAACTGTTGCCAATAGTAACAGCACCTTCTAAATCGCTGGTGCCTAATACACGCAAATTGCCAGCAACTAATAAGTTACCACTTGTTCCACCACCTGTAGCCGCCGCACTAGTGTTTGAATATAGTGTAGTAAAGTTTGTTTCGTTGACTTTATCCTGAGGCAGATTCGTGGCAGTATTGACACTTGTAGTGGTCTGCGTTGTACTATACAGCGTAGTTGAATTACCTGAATTGATTGTGGCCACAGTGGCTCCTTATTTTACATTAAACTGGCGATATATACGTGGTTGCCATACTGAAGTCAACTTAGTATGACCTCCACTCCATTTTCCTAGACTATTTTGATCTTCTACAATCTTATAAGCATTTTCAAACTTTTGACTGTAAATGCCAGCATCTTGTTCGTTGTGTCTCTTAATGAAATATTCACGTAGCGTAGCATAAACATAACCTTCAGGCCATGTTGCCAATACAGCATTAGTTTGAACTGTTTGGTTGATTAGATATACATTGGTTACTGCGCCTGCTATAGGTATAGTTCCGCCTGTGGCAGTAAATGTTATTGATGTAGAATTGATAATGCTGGCCACTGTGATAGTGCCTGTGCCTAGACTACCAACGCCTGCTGTGGCTGTTATTTCATCACCAACTGTTAATCCAGTTGTTGTAATGCCACTTAGTGTTGCTGTCCAAGGACTTACTGAACCTGTAACAGCACTGACTGTGCCTGTGGCACCTAACAATACATCATTAACAGGACTGAATAACAAAGGCCATGCTTTGTAATAATACATGTTAACCAATGCGCCTTCGCCAATTAAAGGAAGGAATTGATATTTGTTATAAACTTCACTGAACTTACCACGAATAACCTGTGGTACGTTATATGGCTGCATGTATAGCTGTGCCAACAAGCCTTGTGTAATAATGTCACGATCACCAATACGATCATAGACTAACCAAGGACCAGTAGTGCTAGTTGTTCCGCCACTGCCGCTGGTAAATGTTAATGTGCCACTTACTGTGCTAGTATTGGCTAAACTTAGTGTAATCACGCTGCCTACAGTAACACCACCTAATGCTGTAATAGTTGCGCCACTGGCAATACCTGTGCCAGTAACAGTCATACCTGTTGAAAGATTTGATCCTGGAGCACTGGCTAGTGTAATTGTAAATTGACCAGTTGTACCTGTAGCACTAGCAGTTGTTGTAACTTGGTTGCCTTGTTTGAAAAACACAATAGGCTTGTTCATGTCAGCTGGAATTTGCACACGACCATTTTCATCTGCTACGCCGATATTTTCTACAGCATAAGGATCACTACGCAATGCTGGCAATTCAATGTTACGCATTGATAGCTCTGCCATAAAAATACATTGTTTGATTTCGTCATCATTGGTTGAGCCAGTAAAGTCTTGAATAAAAGTTATTAGATCATTGGCTGTTGGTATTTGAAACATAGGTTATCGTCCTTGAAAGAATCGTTTTTGTCCCACTTTTGTAGGATATGGAACTTCAACGGGAATGGGTAGTTTGCCGCCTGGATAGCAAACAAATTGTGGATATTCCGTTTCCACAACTCGGTAAAACTGCGCTTTTAATGTACGATCATGTTTAAGTGTATGCCATGGCATGCCACCAAAGTAATCATCACTGATTTTGATAGCAACTACTGTGGGCAAGTCCATCCACTTCCATCCCACTGTGCCATCAGGCATATAAGGACCAAGCGGATCTGTAATGCCTTTTTCAGCCATTGTTCTATAATCTTTAACTGCTTCAATAACTGCTTTTACGTTTAATTGTTCGCGTTGAATATAAAACTTGCCGTCTTCTCTGCCTGTGGTAACTTTAATGTTGCCACTTTTGTTGTAATCACTGCGAGTCCAATCGCCTTTTAGGCTATTGAATAGTTTATCATTTTGTAATAACTTATCTGCTATACCATTGTGATTTGTAATGGTACCGCCATGATCTTGTCGCCAGTAGTTTAAATTCTTTTCTGGATCCGTATCATCTAAGTATTCTGGTTGATTTATATCGTTCATAGTATTATTTAGCTGTTTAATAAAACAAAAGGGCAGCCCTAAGCTGCCCCTTAACATGATACTAAATCCTTAAATTAGGAAGTAGAACCAGGTCCTGCGTTTACACGACGTACTAGACCACTTGCACGTGGAGTAGTAACTACTGTGCTACCAGTTGTGATGTTGTTCAACATACCAACGCCTGCTGGGTTACGTACTATCAGGGTGCCTTCAAGCAAAAACTGATCCAATGATGCATCAGCAGAACTGAATACTTCATTGTTAGGACCTAGGTCACGTAATGAACCCCACTGCAAGACGTCCTCATTCAAGAAGTAAATGCTGTTGCTTGCACCAGACTGGTCCATGATCCAAGAATCATACACTTCGTAAGTATAGGAAAAATCTCCTTCGTATGTTTGAATCGTGTCACCACGCTCAACGTTACGACGGTTTACGCTTGTGTTAGAACTAACAATGTTATCACTGATAGTTGTAC